GATGGTTGGGCGGCGAGGGATGGAAGTTTTACGCACGATCCTGCGAATGGGTGGGGTACGCTAGTTTCAACAGGTTCAAATCCCTACATAGCGCACGATGCCGTCCTATCTACGGCTGTTAGTATAGATCCAACCATCTACACGCTCGTAATTATGAGGGCAAAAACAAGGGATACGTCATCCGATTGGGATGGTTTATTTAGATGGTATAGGACAGGTGATTTAATATACGGCTCGCGAGAGTTGTCTACGCCAAATCCATTCTCACAACCCGTGATGGGTGGTCAATGGCGTATCCTTCAGTGGGATATGGTTGGTGTGACGGATTGGGACAGCACCGTTGTTGGCATTAGGTTTGATTTATTTGCAGCATCCGGCGTAACTGTAGACATAGATTACATAAGGTTTGTAAAGCCAAATCTTTAAGTTATAGGAGAATCAACATGCCTAAAGTTGGTAAAAAGCATTTCGCATACACACCAGCAGGAATAAAAGAGGCTCGCGAAGAGTCATCAAAGACTGGTACGCCTATGGAATATACAAAGCGATATCAGATCGGTGGGTCTGTTACCAAGAATGGTGGCAAGCGGCCACTCAAAGATGCTCGCGGAGTAGGAAAAGCTATTCGTGGCGGAAAGTATTACACGGTTTAGAAAATGAATTACGGTGAATTAAAGACAGCGGTTGAGAATTATTGTGCAAATACTGAGCTGAGTTTCCTTACTAATCTTCCAAACTTTTTCATTGCATCAGAGGACATCATCCTTTCTCTTGTGGATATGTCTTCTCGATGGGCGCAGGTAGCTACAATGGCTTTAGTTGATGGAAAATCAGAATATACTTTCGGTGGTACGACGGAAGGGATATTGGATGTACTTTCGGTTCGTATTGCAGAGGATGTCTCTGTTGTTTCCGGGCCTGTTGAAGAGGGTCCAGTTATTTATTTGCTTCAGAAAGATTATGATTTTCTTCTAGAGGCATATCCATCCAGCAAAACCGATGTAACAGAGCCATACAAAGGCGTTCCAAAGTATTATGCGATCTCATCTTCTGCTGTTGGAGCCGGAAGCAGTCCAAATAAGACAATACGTCTTGGGCCGATACCCAATGCTGTGTACACGATGACTCTTACTTATTACGCTAAATCCCCATCGACTTCGATTACAGGGGGTGTGGACGATACTACAGAAACTTGGCTCTCAATAACGTATCCCAGTGTGCTGCTCGATGGTGCATTGGCTCAAGCGTATGCGTATATGAAGGGTGAGCCAGACATGATTCAGTTATATGAGAAAAGGTTTATGGAGGGGATTTATATGATCAAGAATACGGATGAAGCAAGACTGAGTTCTGATGACTTTAGACCTGCTTTGCCTATGTCTGCGGCACAGGTAGGGGGTTAGTAAATGGGTGCTTCAACTGGTTATTCCACTGGTTATCAGATCAAGCTTATTGGTGATGGTCTTGAGGCTGGTACTTGGGGTGATTCTACTAATATCAATTTTGAGAGGCTTGAGCAGGCGGTCGGCGGGTCATCGTCTGTTAACGTCGATGATGCATCGGCGGGTGATGGAGAATATACCGAAGGTGTGCGTGTTTGGACTGTAGATGAGGGATCTATTAGTAGTTCTGGGGCTAGTAGTGGTCGCGCTAGATTTGTCACATTCACCAACGCAGCAGTTGATACCAGAGTGGATATCCGAGGGGGAACAGCTTCTATTTTTCCAGAGAGGTTCCTTGTTGTTTTTAACAATACGGAAAAAATCCTTACGTTTGACTGTGGAGGAGGAACAGATTATCCAGTAGCCAGTGGATATTACGCATTGATCTCAAGTGCGGGTACTCATGTTAAGAACGTCTTGGCAAAACTGCAGCTTGACACAGGTATTAGATTCTCTGCTGCCGCTACTGTGGATGCGATTGCAGCAGATGCTGCCGCGTTAGATATAAAGAGTGGTTCTGATAGTTATCTAAAGATTGACACAAGTGCGGGTAAGGTTGTTGTAGCGAAACCGCTTGAGGCGACAGATTATATTAGTGTTGACAATTTGAAATTTAATGGGAACACCATTATTTCTACTGACACTGATGGCAATATTGATTTAGCTCCTGATGGCACTGGTGAAGTCAATATCAGCAAAGTCGATATAGATTCTGGAGCTATCGACGGTACTACCATAGGTGCAACCACTGCTGCTAATGGAACATTCAGCGATCTTATTGGTACAACGATTGCCGGACCTTTAACAGGTGACGTAACAGGTAATGCTGATACTGCCGATGAGTTATTTACTGCTCGCAATATAGGTGGAGTGTCTTTTGATGGATCAGTGAACATCAGCCTGCCTGGGGTTGATATTGCTGGGGATCAAAATACCTCTGGTACTGCTGCAACAGTTTCGGTAGCAGCGCAGCCAACTATCACCTCCGTTGGAACTCTAACGAATCTGGATGTTGATAGTATTAATCTGAATGGCAAGGTCATATCTATCTCTGGAGATACAGGTGATGTTGCCAAGATCACGGGCGGAGCTAAAGGAACCCTCTCTATTATCTCCGATGATGCATCTGGTGCAGAAGCCGACATTCTGATTGCTGCTGATGGTACTGTCGAACTAGTAGGAACAGCCGTTACATTGGCCTCCTCTCTTGGAATAACGCTAGACGCAGATAACGGGACCATCACCTTTGCCGACTCAGGGGCTCAGCTAGGAACTATCACTTCTGTCGGATTCACTGGTGATGTAGTTGGGGCATTAACAGGTGATGTAACAGGTAATGTGACTGGAAACTTGACTGGTGATGCAACAGGCAATGCCGGAACTGTTTCCACAAGTGATACAGGATCAAGTGGATCTACTTTTAATGTTGCCTTTGTGAATGGGGCCGCAGCGAAGGAACCTGCAAGGTATGATAGTGGTTTAACGTATGTACCAAGTACGCAAGTTCTGACTACGACATCATTTTTTGGAGGTCTTACAGGTAATGTAACTGGAAATGTTACTGGAAACTTAACAGGTGATGTGACTGGTGATTTAACAGGTGATGTAACTGGTAATGTAACAGGTGATGTCACTGGTGATGTCACAGGAGCATTGACTGGTAATGTTAATGGAAATGTTACTGGAAACTTAACAGGTGATGTAACAGGTGATGTGACTGGTGATGTAATGGGAGCATTAACTGGAAATGTTGCTGGAAATGTTACTGGAAATGTTACTGGAAACTTAACAGGTGATGTAACAGGTGATGTAACAGGTGATGTAACAGGTGATGTAACAGGAGCATTGACTGGAAATGTCAGTGGTAATTTAACTGGAAATGTTACTGGTAATGTAACTGGTAATGTAACTGGTGATGTAACTGGAACAGTAACTAACGGCGTAATTACTACTGACAATCTTTCAGTCATGGCTAATACAACATCCGCTCAGTTGCGCGGAATAATAACAGACGAGACAGGAAGCGGTGAATTGGTCTTTGGTACTAGTCCAACGCTAGTAACTCCAGCACTCGGCACACCGTCAGCGCTGGTCGGAACCAGCATAACTGGAACTGCTGCAAGCCTGACAGCGGGCAAGGCCACCGTTCTGGCTACTGCGAGAACCATTTCGGGAACATCCTTCAACGGATCTGCAAACATTGATATCGAAGGTACTGGTATAAAGTCTACTGGTGAAATTGGTGATAAATTTCTCAGAGTGAATGGAACGGATGGAGCTAGTTGGGAAGTTGTTGCGGCTATGACGGCTACAACTGTACAGGTGACTGATGAGTCAACGGATACGACATGTTTTCCACTTTTCGTTAATGAGGCAACTGGAGATTTAGGGCCGAAGGCTAATACTAATTTGAAATTCAATTCCTCTGGGACTGGAGAGTTGACTGTAGGTAGTTTCATTGGAGCCCTGACAGGAAATGTTACTGGAAACTTAACAGGTAATTTAACTGGTGATGTAACAGGTGATGTCACAGGTGATGTAACAGGTGATGTAACAGGAACCGCTGCAACAGTTACTCAGGGAGTTCAGGCTCTAATTACTACTGCCAATAGCCTTACTTCTGCATCATCTCTAGCCACTGTTGGAACAATTGGGAATGGAACATGGCAAGGAACTGCAATCGATGGCGCTTTTGTTGACATTGAAGGCACAGAAATAAACTCTGCCGGGGGTCTAGTAACACAATTTCTCAGAGCCGATGGATCGGGTGGAGCTAGCTGGGAAGCTGTTGAGGCTGGTACGGCTACATCCATAACCATAGGCACGGAGTCATCGGATACAACATGTTTTCCACTTTTCGCTACTCAGCTAGGCGGCACAGGCTTGGAGCCGAAGGCTAATACTGATTTGAAATTCAATTCTTCCAATGGAGAGTTTACTGCGGATGTTTTCATTGGAGCCCTGACTGGTGATGTAACAGGTGATGTTACAGGAGCATTAACTGGAAATGTTGCTGGAAATGTTACTGGTAATGTAACTGGTAATGTAACTGGTAATGTCACGGGTGATCTGACTGGTGATGTGACTGGTGATGTCACAGGTAATGTAACTGGTAATGTGACAGGAGCATTAACTGGAAATGTTGCTGGAAATGTTACTGGAAACTTAACAGGTAATGTAACAGGTAATGTGACTGGAAACTTGACTGGTGAAGCAGACACAGTAACAACAAATGCAGACCTGTCAGGGGCCATCACATCTATCGGAAACACTACCTCTTTGGGTTCGTTCAGCGCAGCGATTCTAAGTACAGCACTCACTGACGCCAGCATTTCTGGAACTAACACTGGCGACCAGAGTACGATCTCTGGAAACGCTGGTTCTGCTAGCGTTGCTACCACGGTTACTATTACAGACAACGAATTAGATAACGAAAACAACGCAATCGTCTTCACGTCTGGTGGAGTCTTGGTGGGAAACCTGGGTCTTGAGTCCGATGGGACGATGACTTACAACCCGTCAACGGGCAAGGTTACTGCAACTGGGTTTGTTGGAACTTTGGATGGAAATGTCTCTGGAAACTTGACTGGTAATGTAAGTGGTAATTTAACTGGTGATGTAACAGGTGATGTAACGGGTGATGTAACAGGTGATGTGACTGGTGATGTGACTGGTAATGTGACTGGAAACGTAACAGGTAATGCTGATACTGCTGATGAGCTAGCAACTGCTCGTACTATAGGTGGAGTGTCTTTTGATGGTTCAGCTCCTATCAGCCTGCCTGGGGTTAATCTTCCAGGGACTCAAGATACCTCTGGCCTTGCCGCCACAGCCACTACAGCATTAACAGTTACTCAGGGAGTTCAGGCTCTAATTACTACTGCCAATAGCCTTACTTCTGCATCATCGCTAGCCACTGTTGGAACAATTGAGATTGGAACATGGGAAGGGACTGACATTGCTGATGATCGTGTTGCTAACGATCTAACCATAGATGGTGGCACTGTAAATAATACAGTGATTGGTGGTAGTACTAAAGCGGCAGCAAGCTTCACCACTCTTAACAATACAACTGCTGCGGGTTCTACTTTGCGGGCCAGCGAATTCATTGGTCCATTGACTGGTAACGCCAGTACATCCGATAATTGCACTACAGCCGTTGTCGCAGGGACGGTTACTGCCGAGAACCAACCCAATATTAGCACTGCGAATAACCTTTCTTCTGCATCATCCCTAGCCACTGTTGGAACAATCACTAATGGAACATGGAAAAGTGCTGTTACAACCCCGTTCATTCGTGCTTCAGGTGTCGCGGGTAAAATTAATTGGGGTGATACTGGTGATGTTGGTATAAAGATTGACTCTGGGACACTAAAAGTAAGAACCAGTTCGGGGTCAAGTTACGTTGAGTTTGGAGGAGGGGGATTCGGAAACCAGACTTCAGGGGATGGGGACTATAAAGAAATAACGGGGCAGACGGTGACGGCAGGTAGCGGGAGTGTAAACGAACATGGTTTTTCTACTATCCCTAGATTGATGCAACTGACTTTGGTTTGTGTAACAGCGGAATTCAACTATAGCGTCGGTGATGAGGTTTCACCCGCCGCCACTGTCGGTGACCTTGGGGGTTATCTTGTGGCTGATATCGAGGATATAACGCTGATCATCGCCCCAGGCGGGATGACGGTCCTGGACAAGTCGCCGGGTATTTTGCGTGCAATAACTGATGCCAATTGGACTATCACTATTAGGGCATGGAGGTAGCCAATGCCTCTTACTAAATTAAAACTTCCCCCCGGTATAGATAAAGTAGCCACTGATTACAGTAGCTCTGGTCGCTGGGTGGACTCAAACAATATACGGTTTCGTGGTCAGTACGCTGAAACAATCGGCGGGTGGGTAAGGGATAATACTTACACATTAGAAGGTATAGGTCGGGAATCGTTCACATCCAGAGATTACTCTGGAAACAACTATCAGTTTGTTGGTACAGACTGGAAGTATTATGTGATAGCTGGTGCGACGAGTTATGACATCACTCCAACGGAGTCTGGTGTGACTGTTGGTGGAAATTACTTGATTGGTACTAATGACGAAGATCTTCCTTTTCTTAAGGTAACTATTTCTAACCACGGTCGATCAGTTAATGATTGGATTAATTTTAGTGGATCCTCAACAGTTCCTGATGGTGGAAGTTTTGAAGATGCGATCCTTAATCAAGACAAAGGATTCCAAATCACTGAAATTGTAGATAGCAGTAATTTTTGGATCTACTTAGAGGATAGTGCTAGCAATACAAAATGGTGTCCAAACACTGAATTCGGTGACAGTACATATCATTTTAGGATTTCATCAGGAACTAGTTCTGTGGTTTTGGGCTCGGGGTTTGGAGTCAGTGGGTGGGGTGGTACTGGGGCCGTTTCTTTGTATACAAGTGGAACATTTGACGGAAGTGTTGGCCCTACTACTGAGAATTTTTCCATCCTTCGGTTCAACGGAAATGTTCCTTCAGCGTTAACCACAGATGACTATGTATTTTTTCGAACCACTGCTGATGATGGTTTTCCTGCCGGTGCTGAAGTAGCCGGGATTGATTTAGTTACTCTTAATGGGAAGTGGCTGAGAGTTACAGCAGTATCTGGAACGTCTTTCTTTGAGGTTGATGGAGGATTAAACGCTAACGATGATGCCACCTACATAGTAGCGGGAGGAACTACTATTGATTTCTATTATCAAATGACTCCACCAGCGCCTGGGTGGGGAGCGCCAGCGGGTCTTGCGACTTTGCTTGCTGAGAATCGTAGAATTTATATTGATAACTATGGTGAAGATATCATTTTTGCAAACTCTGGTGGCCCGCTTTTTTACTGGGATGTAAGTGTAAATGCTCCGGGTGGTGCGCCATCAGGATCAATTACGGGAGTAGCTAAAGAGATTAACGATACAAACTTTAATGGATCGGTAGGGGCACCAGCTAAGGTGGATAGCTTCTTGATTAGTAAGAAGGATGGTCATTGTATTGCTTTAGGGTGTAGTGATCTTCAAGATACGGTAAGCCAAAATTCATTGTTAGTTAGATGGTCTGATCAGAACAATCCATTTGATTGGTTTCCAAGTGTTATAAATACATCCGGTGGTCAGATGTTGAGATCTGGATCAAGGATTATTTGTGCAGTGTCTACCGAAGATGAAGTGATTATTTTCACAGATTCTTCTGTTTATTCTATGCGATTTATTGGTCCACCGAGTGTGTTTTCATTCACCATGATCACTCAAGGTGTTGAGATTATTGGTGCTAAGGCTGCGATTGACGCATCCAATTCTGTTTTCTTCATGGGCACAGAGGGCTTCTATGTTTATAGTGGGTCTGTTTCTCCATTGTATTGTCCTGTGGCGAATTATGTGTTTGATGATTTTAATCCGAGACAGAGTGCGAAAGTATTTGCATCTACAAACTCCTCGTTCTCGGAAGTGCAATGGTTCTATCCATCTGCCAAATCTTATGAACCGGATAGATATGTTTGCTTTAACTACCTAAGCAAGGTTTGGACTATCGGAAAACTAGACATGTCTCCATTGGATAATGCAAGTACAACAATCCAAACTTCTGTGTATAACAGAACGTCTTGGAGGGATGCGATTGTTTTTGGTAATCCAATGTCAACGTACATTGTTTCTTACAATTCAAATCCATCCATGATTGGATCTGAACGCTCTGGTCCCGTGATTGAGAATACGGGTGTTATGATTCATGAAACTGGAAACTCTGCAAATAGTAAAGACATGAATTGCTTTGTGACCAGTGGAGATATGGAGATTGCTGATGGGAATTCATTTTCCTTCTATGACCAGTTGATCCCAGACATTGCGATATTTAATAGGACAAGTTCAGGAATTCTTAATATACCAATCACTATTACGGGAAAGAATTATCCGGGTGGGGCTATATCATCCACTGATTCTTTGTCTGCTTCCTTTCCGGCATCGGAAACAAATCCACCGCCGCCGACGGCTTCAAAGTGGTCGCCGGATAAAGTTGATGATGGTTTTCAGGAATCTGCTTTTGCTGTGAGAGGTAGAGCTAGGTCTGTACAGTTAAAAGCAGAGACAACGGGTGATGGTTTTCAATGGAGACTTGGGGATTTGCGAATCAACTTGCAGCCAGATGGTAGGCGCTAGTGAGTGTTTTATTTCGTCCATTAAATAGAGCTTCTGATGATTATTCAAAGGAAGAAGAGGATCAATTCAGAAGCAATTTGGAAAACTATTTATTGTTGGTTGTGTCTTCTTTGAATGAAGCCTCTTCGGCTTCTTCTGGTGTTGCCTCTGCTGCTTCAAAGAGGGAGAGCTTGCTGTTTGTGAACACAGGAGTTCAAACTTATGGCTGATAGGTACAGCATTCTCGGACAGGCAAATCTGACAAATGAAGCTCTTACATCAATATACCAAGTTCCAGAGGCCGCCTCTTCGTCAGTAACCGCAGGGTCAAATCAAATTGTATTTTCTCCGAAGGCTGTTTCGAGTCAAACGCAGACATTGTTGACAACGCTTTATGTCTGCACCACAACGGCAACTGGTGGAACGATAGAAATTACAGTGGTTAAAAATTCTGATCCTATATTTACTACTAAACTATTTACAGGAAGAACTCTAACCGCGGATGAGACGGATATATTTACGTTAAACCTAACGCTTGCTCCTGGCGATATATTAAAAGCAAAAGCTGGTGGGTCAGACTTAGATGTTGCCGTAACAGCGTTTGGAATAGAAATGATTACAGGAGTGGGGCCAAATGCCTAACAATAATTACTATCAAGGTATTGCAAGCGATCTTTCCAATCAGGGTCGTTACGGAGATAGCATGCTGATGCATGTTAATCCTGCAGAGGTTCAAGGTTTAGCTTCCGCTTTTCCGGGCCAAGTCACTATCAATCCAGAGACTGGATTGCCAGAGGCATTTGCAATTATTCCGGCGTTGTTGCTAGGGGCTGCTATCGGCGGCATAACCAATGTTGCTACAGGAAGTCAAACTCCTTTATGGAAATCCATTTTGCTGGGTGCTGCTGGTAGCGTTGTAACTGGAGGTTTGGGTTCGGCTCTAGGAGGTCTAGGAGGAGGAGCGGCGACAGTCACCACTGAGGTTGTTAAGGAGGCTGTTGTTGCGCCAGTGTTATCAACAGCTCTCGCCGAAACTGCTTCTACCTTAGGACTGTCGGCGGCGGAGATTGCTGCTGCAAAGGCGGCGGAGATTGCTGCTGCAAAGGCGGCGGAGCAGGCGGCTCTTAGCAGCGCATTAAGTTATATTCCTCAACCACCGGTTCTCGACCCATCGATTGCTGCCGGTATTCCATCGGCACTCCAACTCCCACCCCTATCTAGTTCCATAGGGCAAAATCTAGGTGCTGTTGGAATAGGGGATGGTCTAGGTGCTGGTGGAATAGGGCAAGGTGTAGGTATTAATCCGGCAGGGCAAGGTATAAGTGCTGGTGGAATAGGGGATGGTATAGGTAGTCCAGGCATATTCGGGGATGGTATACCCGGTACCCACGCAAAGACGGTGTCGCCTTTTGAACCGGGACCATACCAGCCTGAATCTATTTTCGATCTCGAGCCATTGAGGAACAGCGCGCTTGATACCCAAAATTTCGCTGAGATAGTTGAAGGTTTAGATCCAAGTTACAAGTCCACCATAGGGGATCGTTTCATTGGTGGTGATCTAGGATCTAATCTAAACGAATTTGGGCAGGATATGTTTGGTGAAAATTATGGATTCACACAATCCAATATAAAGGACTACTTCACTAGCTTGCAGCCACTTGGGGCGTTTGGTTTTCCGTTAATGTTTGAAGAGGAAGAAGAGATAGAGGATGTTCCTGCTACAACATATCCTAGTTTTTGGACAATATAGGAGTTAGTTATGGGCGGTGATGGTGGTGATCCAGCGGTTGGTAGGGCGTTCCGGGACCAAGCGGCTAACGCTGGCTTCGGGGGGCAGCAACCCGGACCTAGAGCCTTCTGGAATAACGCAAATGCCTCTAACAATCCAGTTTTTGGATTTGCAGAGTCGTTGATCGCAGCAAATCCGATGTCGGCGCTTGGGCTAATGCAGGATTTTGGACAGTCATTGGCACAACCACAGAATAGTTCGTGGGAACTGCCCTCGTCAGGGTTTCAATCAGCAATATCTAATAGTGATTATCAATATAATCCTGCCCCGCTGACAAATTCTGGAGGCGTGCAATCATTTGATCTGCCATATGAAGGGGGCGAATCTTACACTCCATCTTATTTACAATCGCCTGCATATTTTCAAAATCAAGACAATTCAATTCCTTTCGGCGGTCCGGGTCAGGCAGGCGCTCCAGTAGCTCCACCAGTAGCTCCACCAGTAGCTCCACCGGTAGCTCCACCAGTAGCTCCACCAGTAGCTCCACCGGTAGCTCCACTAGTAGCGGAAGAAGGCGCTCCAGAAGGCGCTCCGGCTGAATCCGCGCCTCCAATGTGGAACCCGGAGACAGGGATATCGGAGGATCAGTTCTAC